GCATTTTTCAATCTCTAAAAACCCCCGAACTACAAGAAAAAAGTTTTTTACGCCACCTAGTCCTGAACACATATCGAATGTATCGATCTAAGTTCAAGAAGGATTATGGTGATCTTGTAATTTGTCATGATTCTTCTAATTGCTGGAGGAAGGATTTCTTTCCTGAGTATAAGGCAAATAGAAAGCAAAAGCAAAAGAGTGATGTTGTTGATTGGAGTGAAATCTATAACAAACTGCATGAAATTAGAGAAGAAATTAAACATAATTTTCCTTATCGAAATATTTCTGTGCCTAGAACCGAAGCAGATGATATCATCTCTGTTCTGTGTCATGAATATTCAGAAAAAGAAAATGTTCTAATCATTTCAAACGACAAAGATTTTAAACAACTTTTGTCTTTGCCAAATGTTAGACAATATTCTCCTATGTCTAAGGGATTCATTGAGTGCGAAAATCCTTCTGAATATCTGTTTGATCATATTTTAAAGGGCGATTCCTCCGATGGAATTCCCAATGTATTGTCTGATTCTGATACCTTTGTTCGTAGTGACAAACGACAGAAGAGGTTGACAAAGAAAATTATTGAAGTAATAGAAGAGGAAATGAGAACCTCTTCGAATCCCCCAGAATTTTGTTCTTCAAATTGGAATCGAAATAAACAAATGATTGATTTATCAATGATTCCACAGGATATTCAAAATGAAATAATTGATGAATACAAAAATTGCAAATTCGGAGATCGATCATCAATGCTAAATTACATGATCGATAATAGGCTTAAAAATCTAATAGAAAATTTGGAGGACTTTTGATGAGAAAGTCAAAGAAAAAGTTAGCGGATGCGGATAAATTTGATAAAATGAAAGCAAAGAGTAGCAAGAAATTGTTCAAAACAAAAAAGAACAAGCACAAAATGATACTAAAGAACTACACAAAATCTAATGACTATGATCGTATCGACGACATAGATGAACTGGAGAATTTAAATTGATGACAGGTACAAGAGTGAAACTCGGAAAAGAAACACTAGCAATTCTTAAGAATTTTGCTACGCTCAATTCCAATATTTTAATTCATGAGGGTAACACGATCCAAACTCTTACCCCAACTAAGAATGTTATGGCTATTGCGACTGTGGAGGAAGACTTCCCTGTTAAGTTTGGTGTCTGGGATTTGAACAAGTTTCTATCTACAGTCTCTTTGTTTTCAGATCCCTACTTTGAATTTGAAGACAAATTTGTGATTATCGGGGACGAGAATGGTTCTTCGGTCAAGTATCATTACTGCGATGAAAGTGTTCTTACTGTCCCGACAAGAGAAATCAACATGCCTGATTCGGTCGTTTCTATCTCTATTGATCAATCGACATTCTCGGAACTACAAAAGGCTTCTTCTGTTCTGGAACTTCCAGATCTTAGTGTGGTTCCTAGTGAGGATGGACAAACCATTCTTGCAGTTGTAGACGACAGAACTGATCCTACAAGTAATAATTTTTCTGTTACTTTGGGTGAAAACACATGTGAAGATAACTTCGTGTTTAATTTCAAGTCTGATCTTCTACGAATGTATCCCGGTAACTATACTGTAAACTTTACAGAAACTGTTATCAGTGAATTTTGTAATAATGATTTGGATTTAACTTACTACATCGCGCTGGAAGCATCCAGTAAGTATGGAGACTGATTTAAACTATGTTAGAACATGGATTGTTCGTCGAAAAATATCGTCCTTCTACGGTCAAGGACTGTATACTTCCTGTTGAAATTGAAACAACTATTCGCAAGATGGTTGAATCTGGTGAGTGTCACAACCTGCTTTTCCACGGAGGAGCAGGTTGTGGTAAAACTTCTGTTGCTAGAGCGATTTGTGCAGATCTTAATGCTGATTTTATTATAATCAACTGCTCAGAAGATGGTAACATTGACACTCTTCGAACTAAGATCCGGAGTTTTGCAAGCACCGTTTCTTTAAATGGTAATTCTAAGGTTGTAATATTAGATGAGTTCGATTACAGTAACGCACAGAGTATTCAACCTGCTCTTCGCGGAGCAATCGAGGAGTTTGCAAAGAACTGTCGGTTCATAATCACATGCAATTACAAGAACCGTATCATATCTCCTATTCACTCTCGATTTACTAATATCGATTTTACAATTCCCAGCGAAGAAAAGGCTGGTATTGCAATGAAGATTCTTCAAAGAATGGAATACATTCTAAAAGAAGAGAACATTGAATACGAACAGGAAGTTCTTGCTCGATTAGTGACAAAACATTTTCCAGATATTCGCAGAATGCTCAATGAAATACAGAGATATTCTTACAACGGAAAAATTGATGTTGGTATTCTGTCAAGTCTCGGTGATGTTCATATCAAGGATCTCATGAAAGCAATGAGTCAGAAGAACTTTGCAGATGTAAGGAAGTGGGTTGTTAACAATCTAGACAACTCTTATTCGGATATTTTCCGTTCCATATATGATGGATTGTCCGACAGCATCAAACCTAGTTCGATACCCCGTGCGATTGTTACGCTTGGAGAGTATCAATATAAGGCTGCATTTGTTGCAGATCAAGAAATTAATCTAACCGCCTTGATGGTGGAACTTATGATGGAGTGTGATTTTAAATGAATGAACAACTAGAATTTTATTCTCAAATAGGACAAGATCAAATAGTTTTTTCTCTTTTCAAGGGAAAGAGAAATGGAACCTTTCTAGACATAGGTTGTGGTTCACCCAAACATATTAACAATACATATTTTTTAGAAAAAAATCTAAATTGGAGAGGTTTAAGTTTAGATTTGGATTATTCGATTAGTGAAGATTGGAAACAATATAGACCTGATTCTAAACTTATTTTAGAGGATGCTACGAATATAGACTATTTAAAGATATTAAAAGAAAATAACTTCACAACTAGAATTGATTTTTTATCTTTAGACTTAGAGCCTTGGGATGTTACATTTAAATCTTTGAAAAAAATACCTCTAGAAAAAATACAATTTAATTGCATCGCTTATGAACATGATGGATATAGATCTGGTGATGAATTTAAACAAAAAACAAGAACATATTTAGAATCTTACGATTATATCTTATTCACGGAGTTAAAGAATCAAGATGATATCTGGGTTCATTCAACCTTTGTGGAAAATCTTAAATGAAAGAAGAAAAGAAAAAATTTACACCCGTAAGGGATTTAGTCGCGCTTGAGACAACTCTCAAGGAACAAAAGACGACTGAGCATGGCATTGTTTATACAGATAATCAAGTTGCTGACAATTACTATGTGTGGAGTACGGTTTATTCTGTTGGACCAGAAGTTACCGAAGTCAAGCCAGGCGATGAAGTCTTGTGGAAGTTAGGATCGAATGACTCTCAGTTCTATAAGGACGGAGAGTTCGTGGTTGACATTGTGAAATTTAGTGATTTATTGGTGGTGAAGTGTGAAACTGGGTGATTTCCTTAATTCGATCAATTATAACAAGAAAAACTTATTTGAAGAAAATGAAGACTTTGCGGAAAAGTCTTATGTTCCGTTCGTTATCAATCGCTGCCTATCTTATTTTCCAGACACTATTCTTCATGCGAACATGATGAATTTACATAGCGGTGTATCAAAACGAATGAATTATGAATACTATTTGCACTCTATCAGAAAAGGTAAGAGGTTTTCTAAGACACTGAAGAGTGAAGTTTCAGAAGATCTTTCTTTGATTATAAGACATTTTTCTGTGTCTAGGACAAGAGCAAAGGAGATGTTACCCCTTCTTAGTAGAGAATTTCTAGACAATCTGGCAGATATTTACCTCAAAACACACTAATTTATAAATATTATAAAGTGTGAAAATATAAAATGAGGTTAAAAATATGGATAAGGATGTAGATGTTTTTAAAGGATTGGGTGTACGAGTAAGTTTAGAAGATGAAGATGACTTTCTGATAATTAAAGAGACACTGACAAGAATGGGTGTGTCTTCCCGAAAAGAAAATAAGTTATTTCAATCTTGCCATATTCTCCACAAAAGAGGAGAGTATGCAATTGTTCATTTCAAAGAATTATTTATACTCGATAAATTAGAAAGTAACATATCAGAATCTGATATTGCACGAAGAAATTTAATAGTAAAATTACTTGAAGAGTGGGAACTTTGTGATATACTTGATCCAGAAAAAGTGAAGGATCCAGTTGCAAATATTAAGCAAATCAAAATTATCCCTCACAAGCATAAGGACGAATGGGAACTTATTCCCAAATATCATTTAGGAAAATAATTGTGAAATTGATATCTTTTTATACTGAGGGTGATGAAAAAAATTATTATGTTAAGTGTGCAGATAGACTTCGAGAGAATTGTAAACAGTATAATCTAGATTTAGATCTAGTAAAAAAAGAAAATCTTGGTTCTTATCGAGATAATTGTTTATCCAAACCTAAGTTTATTTTAGATAAATTAAATGAACATCAATCCCCTCTAGTTTGGGTTGATGTTGATACTATCTTCAGAAATTATCCAGAACATTTTTACAGTGAACAACTTTTAAATGTAGATATTGGATTTTCTTCTTCTCATCCACATTTAGGGGGGATGAAAGCATCTCCTTTATATTTCAATACGAATGAGTTATCTAAAATCTTTCTAGAAGACTGGATATCTGTATGCAATCAAACTCTGGAAAATATGGATGTAAATTTTGATCATGAATCATTGTTCAGTATTGTTGATAAATATAAAGAGACAGTAAGATATGGTGTATTTCCAGAAACTTATTGCCAGTGGCCACAAGATGTTAATGAACATACTGTGATCGAAATGGGAATGTCTGATGTAGCAGATAAGGTAGAAGTTCTCAAAAAAATGGGAATAGATGGCCATCTTTTGGCGATACAAACAGTAGGAATATTATGAAACAAATACAGTGTGTGGGTGCGGGATTTGATCCCTCACAATCTTCATGTTCGAATCTTAAACCTAAAACTTTCTCTTGGACTACCGAACCAGTAGATAATCAGGTTTTAATTGACAATGCAATTCTTTATGCAAATAAAATAGAAAGATCTAGCAATCAAAAATCTTATGGGTGGGTTTGTGAATCTTCTGCTATTGTTCCACAACTTATCGATGCTCTTAAAGACTTCCATGAAGTTATCATAGAAGACGGAGAACTCGAAGCAATATTTACAAACGATAAAACTTTACTTGATTTGAGTGATTCTTTTGTTTATTGCTCAACAGGAAGCAATCTTCCTTGGATTCCAGAGGAGTCTTGGGGTATGCATGAGAAGTTAAAACTCTGTTCTATGGTTGCTTCCCCTAAAGTGATGTGCGAGGGACATCAATATCGTCAAGAAATCGCATGTAAATTTAAAGAGTCGATTGATCTCGTTGGTGGTGCATGTGACTCAGAGAGAATTGGTATTTCTTCTAACTTAAATCAAACATGGAATGACAAGAGATCGGCGATTGTTCCTTATATGTTTTCGATAGTTATGGAAAATGTATCTTCTCCTTATTATTTCACAGAAAAATTAACTGATTGCTTTGTCACAGGGACTATTCCTGTTTACTGGGGTGCAACTGATCTAGGAGAGTATTTTGATGAAAGAGGTATCATTAAATTGACTGATGATTTTGATATTAATCAGTTGTCTCCTGAGTTATATCAGGACATGATTCCTTATGCAGAAAAAAATTACGATGTGATGAAATCTTTAGAAATGGCTGATGATGAACTTGCAAACAAAATCTTATAAACCTATAGTCAAAAACGGCGAATATCTTTTTAGAGATTCTTTTGAGTTTGACTTTCCTGTTGAAATTCATTTTTCTCGTATGGAAAATTTTACAAACGCAGATGCATTTAAGGTTCTCGCTCTATCTAGCGAGTCAATGATGTCTCCAAATAGATCTACTATACATGATGTGATAAACAACCACAAGAGATATGATTTAATCCTTTCAGCAGATGATGAAATTAATGTTTTCTGTGAGAATGCACATTTGTTTCCATATGGAAGCACATGGTTAAATCGAGGTGCTATTAATCATCCAGATGGTCTTGGTTGTTATGAGCCCTCTGCTATCTTCGAAAGAGAACAAAAAACTTTTGATGTGAGTTTTCTGGCTTCTTGGTATAATATTGATCGACCTGGTTACAACTTAAGACAACAAGTATGGTCGAGAAAAGATGAAATCGAAATACCAACTAACTTCTACACAAGCACCAAGTGTTTTTCTAATTCCCCAAATCCTCTTCCGGGAGGAGAAAAGGAATCTCTTTTCGACTCTCAGTATCATATTTGTATAGAAAATCAATCAATAGGACATTAC